TCCGTCCCTTAAATATCCGTATTCCAAAAAGTGAGCAAACCAACCGCCTTTTTCGGGGTCGCTAAATGTACGCTTCACCCTTGGACCAACTTGCAATGATGCAAACGTCGCCCCACGATTCACACGCGTGGTGATGATGCCCATTGATTTTTTCAATTGTCCTTTGGTAATTTCTGCATAGATTCCGCCGTTTCGGTACACTTTAAATGTTCCGGAATCAATGTTCTTGATTTCGTCTTTGTAGCCCTCCAACATCGGTTTCAATGACTTGCGTGCAATGCGACGAATTTGTGCAGTCGTCACCCCATCGTGTAAATTCTCCAATTCCTTGAAAGCACGTTCGAATTCTTTCTTGATGTCCTTTTCATCAAAGCCAATAAAAGCACCACCCGAACCACCGCCCGTGCGTTTGCTTCTTGCCGACATCATTCTTTCCGCAGTTGTTCCCATTAGTCCGCAAATCTTGTCACAATCTTTTGGAACGACTTGCGTGCGTCTGCATTCAAAATCGCTTCGATTGTGTAGGTTGTGCTATCGTGTACAATTTGCATTTGCTCGTTTATGTCTGAGCGGTAACGAATGAAAAATTCCACACGTTTGGTTGCAACCATTTGGTTGCCTTCTTCACCTTCACCAAAATGCGCCCCAGTTTCCACGACCTTCGCCCAAACATTGGCCAAGGTTGTGAACGACAAAATCACTTCACCAAAATCATCGGTTGATTCGGTGAACGATTGAATCGTGATTCTGCGGTCTAATTGTCCCGATTGGTCAATCATTAGAATGTAAAGATTCGGTATGGGTTCCACAAATATTCGGATGCCGTTGGCAGTTGACGAACGCGGTCCATTCTTTGGTCGTACAATTCCGAGATGACCAACATCATCCCTTGAATCAACGGCTTTGGAATTGCCGAAACGTCAGTCCCTACAACATAGCGAACAATTAATTGATTGACGACACCCGCCCCCGTTGTCCATCCACCGATGGATTGAATGCGTGCGGGTTCCGATATCAAATCGGTTGTGTACAACGATGACGGAATCACCGCCGTTGAACCGATTTCATCCACGTAAGAAACCGATGTAATTGATGCAACTGAACCGCGTGATAAATACAACAAGTTCGATTGACCATCCCAATGATTGCGTGGGAACTGGTCAAAATATTCGTCTATTGTTGAAGTCACCAAAACGCGTCGTGTGTAACTTTCACACATTTGACGTGCGGCCGTAATCAATGCCGAAATCAATGTGTCGTCATCGCTATGGTCAACGCGCAAAAAATTCTTTGCTTCCGTCAATGTGATGGGTTCGGACGCCGCGGGCGTTACAATATCAATCGCCATTTCTTATCGTGTTTCCTTTGTAGTGTTTTTCTTCACCGCCTTCTTTGCGCGTGCTTTTGGTGCTTCGGCAATTGCCTCACAAAAACCCGCATTCAAAAAATCGGTCAACATCTCATCGGAGTGGATTTCCACCACCGCATGTTTGCGATAGTGGAATCCATTGCCCGATGCAGATTTCAAAAATCTGACTTTCATATCGATTAGGCTTGAGCCAAGTATTTCACTGCACGTGTGTCGAGGACCTTCGCATCCTTACGAGCGTAAGAAACGAAACCAACTTCTAACTCGTCCATGTAACGCTCGTTCAAACGTACCATTTGAACACCACCAGCAGAACGAACAACGAACTTGCTGAAGTCAGCCGCCAACAAAGTCTTTTGACCCGTTGTGATTGCTGATGTCATGTCGTTGTTGTAGTATAGGTTGAATCCAAATAATTTGTCCGGCTCACCAGCCGTCATCGACGGGATGAAGATTGGGAAGTCATTTGCAGAACCAAGACCAAGCGCACGAATTGCCGCGATAACGCTATCGTTCGCCATCAAACCGAATGAAGGCTTGTTGCGGTACGATGGGTCGATGCTATGGATAAGGTCCAAAATGTCATCAGCAGCGATTGCCGTTGCAGATGCCGCGGTGTTTCCTAATGTTGCACCCGTGATGATACCTTGTGGCTGGCTTGAACCAGTTCCCGTTGTGAATGCCGCGTTTGTTGCGCGTGCGATTCTTTCGCCCATTGCTTCAGCAAGGAACGCGTTCAAATCGAATGCATTGTCTTGCAACAATTGCATTGAAACGCGAACTTGTGATGCGTAGTTGTAAGCAGACAATTGCGCGTTTGCGAATGTCATATCTTGAACAGTTACGGCCGCCGCTTCGCTGATTAAACCAGCATCAGTTGCAGTGTCGTTGATTGTAGGGTAGTCCAACAATGCGCCACCCGCAGTGTTCAATTTTTTGGCTAAACGCTCAACCTCACCGGTGAACAATGTCGCCATATCCAATTCGTTGCTGAATTCTTGAGGTACTAAGAAACCACCCAATGAATCAGTTCCGACAACTTGCGTTGATGTTCCACGTAATTCAGCCATCATTGAACGCTCGTTTGCGTTCAAAGAACCCATTCCGTTGCGTAGGTATTTCTCGAATGCACCTTTGCGAGTTGCTTTTGGAGCCGCTTCACGAACTTCAGCATTTGCCGCCAATTCTTTCTTCATCTCGGCAGTGCGCTCGATGATGTCGATTTGTTCTTTGATGCTTCTTGCATCTGCTTCCATTGCGTCGAATTTCGACTTTTCTTCGGAGTTCAATGAACGTCCTTCTTTTTGTGCCGCGTCAACGATTGCCGTTGCGCCTTTGATTAGTTCCGCACGTTGACCGCGCAATTCGATGTTTTTCATCGTTTAGAAATTTAGAATTTTACTTTTATACAAATAAAGGTCGGAATCTTCTGCCTTGGTTTCCACGACTTCGGATTCGGTATTTTCTACCGATGCCGCTTTCGCTTCTTCTTTGGTTTCCGTTTCCAAATCGCGTTTCAACTCCGATGTTGCGTCCGGATATGCCGGTTGGCTTACGGGGCTTACATCAAGCAAACGTGATACTTTTTCAATGATTCGGTAAGTTACACCATCGCGTTGTTCCCATCTATCCTTTTCAATAAGGAACGCGAATGAACTTTGATTGACGTCGCCGCGCTTCATCAATTCCGCTAAATCATTGGCATATGTTGTGTTCGGTAAATCAACTTCATAAAACAAACCGCGTTTGTCCGTGCTGATTCTTAGTGTGCCACTTGACACACGTCCCAACAATAAATTTTCATCGTGGTTAAAATAGGCACGAACGTCGTTGTCCATAACGCCATCGAACGCACCCGTTGCAATTTGTTCGTAGAATCCACCCATCCATTCGGAATCCGAATTGTAAACGGCGGCATAACCACGAATTGTGTTTCCATTTTGTTCCGCGCTTTCCATACGGAATTCGCGTTGTTCTTTTACGACTGAAGATTTACGGACTTCAGCATCGAATTTTTCTAATGTGCTAAATCTATGGACAACGTTCAGCACTGGTTTGCGCTCAACGTATGCATCCGATTCGGAATCGTAGCGGTAAATTCTAATTAATGCCGCGGGGTCGTCTGCCGTCCCGTTGACGATGAATCCCGAATCTGCTTCCAATTCGCCGTCCGTTTCAACTTGAATGATTCGGCCGTAAGCATTGCCGCCCGATGAGTTCCAACGCACAAAGTCACCAACCGCCAATTCGTTTGGTTCTGCTCTTTCGTTGACGAGTACGCCACGAACGCTTTCCACAACGGACGCATTGTTGTCGTAATGTTTGACGATGTCGAGTGATTTGATTTTCGCAATCTTTTCTTCATCGCTACCCATTGCAAAAACGCGTTCTTTTTCGATGCCGTTTGCAATGGCGAACCCTTGCAAATATTCCGCATCCTTGCGCGCACTGATGATGTAAATTTCCGAACCCTTTGATTTTTCTTCTTCTAAATAAGCGCGGCCAATGTCATTGTTCAATGTGCCATCAAAATCAAACGAAACGCGTTCCACATCTTGTTCGCTTGACATCTCACCTTTGCCGAATGTGATGACGATTTCGTCATCGGTTTCAACAACGGATTTGATGTGTCTTTCGTTGGGTTGTTCGCTTTTATCTTCTTTCATTTTTTCAATCGTTCTTTTTGCCCAATTCAACATCGGGTCGCCACCCCATGCGGCATACATAATTGAACCACAAATTTCTTTTCCGTCCTCATCAGTGAAACGGCCTTGGTCGTACACTTTGGCACGTGATAAAAACGAATAGGTCCGAACCAAAACGTCGTCCGAAATCGCTTCGCCACTTGACAATTGATTGGCTCTTTGCCAACCGACGGGTGTTCCGCAATCGGTGCCGTTGTCCTCGCGGTGTTTTAACGCCTTTTTAGCGTTGTTCTTTGCCCCTTCGGGGTAATCACTCCACGGCATCGCTTGCGTCGTTTTGTGGGCTTGCCACGTCAATCATATTCATTGGCTGCAAATATGCATCACCACCATCAATAGGTGCCATATTCTCCAACTTGCGCACATCGTTCGCGCTAATCCATCCCCATTGACGTCCCTTTGTGTAGGCTTCGTATCTCGAACGAATATCACCACGCAACAATCCGTCCATATTGAAACGGATGTAATATTGTGAATCACCGACAAACAACTTGCGATTGATTTCGGATTCCCATCTTTTCACCCACGGCAAAATCGTGTTGCGTTGGAACATTATTCCTTGCTCCTCTACGTTTGCACGTGTGGATGAATTTTCCATACTTCCCAAATATGCCAATGGCAAACGGAAAAAACGGGCGATATCTTCAACGCCAAATTTTCGTGTGCTGATGAACTGCGATTCTTGCGGACTGATGGACATCTTTTCGACCTTCATCCCTTCTTCAAGGATGGCGGTCTTGTGTGCGTTATCCAATCCCGCGTTGCGTTGTTGCCACGAACGAATCAAACGTTTATAGGCTTCATCGCTAAGGCGTCCCGGATGTGTTAAGACTGCGGAAACGTTTGCGCCGTTACCAAAGAACGAACCGCCGAATTGGTCGGCCGCTAATCCAAGGCCGATTGATTCACGTGCGGATTCAATGACCGACTTTCCAATGATTCCGTCGAAACCTAATCCAACAATGTGAATCATTTCCGAATCGTCGAACGTTTCTTTTTTATCGACTTGATAAAACTTTTCTTCTTTGTAAACCTTGACTTGAACGCGGTCCGGATGAATCGGAATCAATTGGATTGGATTCCCAGCGGCATCGCGTTTGATTGCGATGAACGCATTCCCGTGCAAACATAAATGTGCTTGACACGTTTCGCGGAATGTGAAATCCGTCATCATCGCATTTGGGTGATGAATCAATTTGTTGATTGGATGGCCTTCAGCATCTTGAACGATGCCGTCCGCGGTTTGCTTAACGCTCCACGGCAATGTTGCCATTGTTTCGGAAATAACACGAACGGCACCAAATACGGCAGACAATTGCATCGCGGTGTTTTCCGTGACGGCAATGCCCGTTTTTGATTCGTTGTCGCTGAACATCCATTCGGCCGGGTTGGCCAATGATGTTGATGGGCGGTTCGGATTGGAACGAAATGCGCCCAAAATGCGCCCGAATAAATTTTGATTTTCGGCCATTCGGTTGAAAATGATTGTACAATTCGGGGTGAATATACAATATCATTTGCAAT